GTGGGAACCTTTAGGGTCGATAGGCTCACCAGACCGTCTTGATGCTTTAGTTTGGGCTTTAACCGACCTCTCACTTAACGGATACGCAAAACCACAACTAAAACTAGCGTACTCCAGTGCCAAAGGTTTAATGTAATAAAATGGCAAAGAAACTTTCAGAAACTGAAGCAACCCAGATTTTAGGGATTGCAGGAGAAAACACACAAAACGGTAATATTCGTGCAGACGAGTTCCTACCTGAGTTACGTGGCAAACGTGCTATACGTAAGTATCGTGAGATGCGTGATAATGATAGCACTATCGGTGCTGTTATGTATGCAGTCGAGCAAATTCTCCGTGATGTTGACCTGAAAGTACAAGCTGCCAATGAAAGCGAAGAAGCTCAATCAGAGGCTGACTTTGTAGAATCTGTCCTAGAGGACATGGATCACACGTTAGATGACCACATTGCTGAAGCTCTAGCCTTTTTGTCGTATGGCTTTTCTTGGTTTGAGGTGGTGTACAAGCGGCGTAATGGCCCAAACAGCCGATCTCCCAAAGGTAAGTCAAAGTATAGTGATGGTCGTATTGGTGTCCGTAAGATTGCCTCTCGTGCGCCTTGGACTATTTCGACATTTGACATAGACAAGAAGTCTGGTGATGTCTTAGGTATCAACCAAGAAGGTTCGGGGTTTAACAATACTAACTATATTCCTACTCGTAAGTCTCTATATTATCGGACTACAGCTATTAACAATGACCCTTCTGGTCGTTCTATACTACGTAATGCGTATACTTCTTACGAGTACCTTAACAACTTGCAGAGTATCGAAGCTATCGCAGTTGAACGTGAGCTTGCGGGTATTCCTGTTGCTCGTATTCCTGCTGAGTATCTTAGCCCTGACGCTACTTCCGCACAGGCTCAATTTGTCGGAAACCTGCAGCAGATACTACGAGATGTTAAGTTTAACGAGCAAGGATATATTGTCCTGCCCTCAGACACCTACCCCGATAAAGACGGAAGTCCTACCTCCCATCGGCTCGTAGATGTAGAGCTTATGTCGTCAAATGGTAAACGTAACATAGACATTGATCCTATTGTTCGTCGTTACCAGCATGACATTGCTCGTTCAGTCCTTTCAGAGTTTCTTATGCTTGGTGGCGGCAACACTGGTTCGTATGCCCTATCTAAGTCTAAGACAGACCTGTTCCTCCGTGCCTTAGAGAGCTACATCCAAGCTATCGTCGATGTCTTAAATAAACAGCTTGTCGAACGCCTCTGGGAGTTGAACGGTCTGAACTACGACAACATGCCTCGCATTATTGCAGGTGACGTTGCTCCACACGACCTACGTGAACTTGGTAGCTACCTACGCAATCTTAACGGTGCAGACATCAACTTGGCAGACCAGCCTGACATTGTTAACTCTTTGTTGGCTAACGCTGAGTTACCTGCCCTTGATCCTGAACTATATGCAGAAAGCCGTGGACTTGCACAACAGCGTGAACGTGCTTTAGCTGATTATTATGATGGCCCAGATAATAATGTTGTAGGCGCACCACAACAAGAAACAACTACAACAGAAGAGAGTTAATCATGGCAACATTAGCAAATGCCGTATTTGACAATGGATTGTCAACACTGACAACAAACGGCACTCGTATTGACATCTGCACAACAGAACCTACAAGCTACGCAGAAGCAACCTCTACTTACACTCTAGGTAATGATTCTGCATTGTCTATTGGATCACCTGCAGATCGTACTGGTGGTGGTCGTGAAGTCACTGTAGCTTCTGTATCTGACGCAAGTGTAACAGGAACAGGCACTGCTGCATTCTATGCTATTACAGATGGCTCTGCTAACCTATATGCTACAGGCTCTCTTAGTGCATCACAATCAGTAACTTCTGGTAACACCTTCTCTCTAGGTTCGTTTACTATCGGTATCCCTGATCCTGCATAGGTAAACAATGACGCAAATAGTCTACCCTTTACGTGCCAAGATGACGACTGCCACAACTGGTACTGGCTCAACACTTACTTTCGGTAGTGCTGTTGACGGATACCAAAGTTTTGCTGATGCTGGAGCGTCTGGTAAATATATAAAGTACACTATAGAGGATGCTAACGGCAACTGGGAAGTAGGTACTGGTAGCGTTTCTAGTAATGGTGCGCAATTATTTGCACGTAGTTTTTACAGCATCCAAGCTAGCACTAGCAGCGATTCATTCGGAAACCCTACACCTATTGATCTAAGTGGTGATGCGGTAATTTATGCTACAACTGCTAAAGAGGAACAGTCTAGTAGACAATTATTGTATTCTGATATTGTTAGTGACGAAAGTAATTGGAGCTATGATTGGAAAAGAGGGTCAAGTGGTTCATCCTCTAGCAGCGCAACAGAGAATTACACAAAATACGAGGTTTTACTAGATCGCCTTACTCCTGTTTCGGATGCTAGGATTTACCTAAGAATAAGATATAATTACTCTACTTCACTTAATTCTACAGAAATTGGTACTTCTTATCAGGGTCAATATATAGAGACTAGTAGTTCAACAGACTATGCAGCCGCCACAACAGCCTCTGTTCACTACTTGAGTAGATACACAAATGTTGGTGGTGGCACTTATGAAGCTGGTTGGTCTGGTCAAATAACATTGATGACACGCACTTCACCCTATACCCCCACAGCGATACAATATCAACAAATCCATTCTGTTGGCGGTTATGTTAGTAGTTCTGGCGCACCAATAACCCACCAAGCCTTTACTGAGTATCAGAATACAAGTCGTCAAATTCAGGGTATTTATTTGTACGCCAGCACAGGTAATTTACAAAGTGGTAAAATCAGTATCTATGGCATAAGGGACAATAATTAAAATGGCTGAAGAGGTAGAACAAACAGAAGCCGAAGCCAAGTACATTGATCCTGCTGAACTGGAAAGAATAGAAGCGATGGACGTACGTTGGGAAAGAGATCGCTTACTTAAAGAAACTGATTGGTGGGCTGGCTCAGATCACACAATGTCACAAGAGCAATCTGACTATAGAGTGGCTCTAAGAAATGTTCCACAGCAAGAAGGCTTTCCGTTTGAGATAACTTGGCCTACTAAACCTTAAGGAGTTAAATCATGGTAGGCTTCAGCCCACTAGGTTCTTCTCCACTAGGTGATGATGGTGTTGTTGTTAGCGTATATGCTGTAGACAACATTGTTACAGGTTCTCCTGTTGTATCTGATATAACACTTGTAGATCATGCTTTAGATACAAGTGAAGACTTAACTTCTGGTACACCTGTATTAGCTACTATACCCCTTCAGTTTGATAACAGTCAAATTGATGATTGGTACGATTACTTCTTTGAGCCTATCACATATTTAGGTGTAGAGCTTACTCAAGCCCACAGTTTATCTGCACAAGGGTTCACTGCTAGTAGTCCAGAAATACAGACTGTAAGTCTGACGATAAATTATCCTGTTACAGCAAGTAGCATTTTAACTGGACTACCATTACTAAATACTGCAGATTTAGCAGAGGACTACAATCTCACCGCATCAGCAGTCGTTACAGGTTCTCCTGTTGTGCCTGATGCAACGATGGCAGAAGCTGAAACTTTCTCTGCACCTAATTTACTCGTAGGTACACCAGAGGTTAACACAACAAACCTCACTCAGCTACACGATCTACCAGCTACAAGTATAGTTACAGATCAGTCAGAAGTCACTGAGACAACTTTAAGTCAAGATCACCAGCTTTCTCCAAGCTCTGTCGTTACTGCATCACCCGAAGTTCTTTCAGTAACTGCAACTATAGTTAGTACTATAGAGCTTACAGCTTCAGAGATACTAACAGGTACACCAGAGGTTAATACAACAAGTCTTGTCGAGACTTCTACCTTAAACCCTGAAGATATTTTAACACCTTTCCCAGACTTGGGAGAACCGATTGATCCAAACCAGATCATTCAACAAGAAACTAAGGAAATAGAGCAAATGTTCGGTGGTTGGCCTAGAAGAGCATATGAAGTCCCTGATGGACGATTGGTTCAAGCTGAACGTGAGATTGAAGCTACTTATGGTGACAGAGTATCTATTGACCGTAAAGCTAAATCTCTTATCAAGTTTGGTCGTTCTGCAGAGTTAGGTACAACAGGTTTAGAGACTGTGTGGACAGTGGGTGGAGATGAAACATATGTTTCTAGTAACAGCATCTCTTACATTTCTTCGTCTTCAGCTTCTGATACACAACAAATTACTATTGAGGGTCACACAGTAAATGCTGATGGTGAATTTACTTTCGTGGTTCAGACTGCAACTCTAGACGGTCAAAATGCTGTTGCATTAGATACAGATGTTGCTCGTGTCTCTAGAGCTTACAATAGCGATAGCACAGAGCTTGCTGGTCGTGTTGTAGTATATGAGAATGCTACAGTAGTTGGTGGTATACCAACAGACGAAACTAAGATACATATTGACATCCCTCTAGGTTTTCAACAGTCCTTTAAGGCGGCTACAACCTTCAGTAAAGATGACTATTATCTTGTTACAGGTTTCTATGGTGCTGTTAGTGCTAAACAAGCCGCTGCTGTAGACTTTTATGTGGAAATTAGGGATAAAGGTAAAGTATTCTTACCTAAAGGTTGCTTTACAGCTTCTTCTACAGGTGGTTCTGTAGATATTACCCTTGATCCTGCTATACTTGTACCTAAGAATGCAGATATACGTGTTCGTTGTGAAACAGAAACAAATAATGCCGTAGTCTTCGGTATATTCAAGGGCTACTTAGCGAAGGTGCTATCATAATGCCATACTCACGTAATTCAGACTTACCTAAAGCTGTACGTCAAACCGTACCAGAAGAAAAGCATACACAATTTCGTCGTGTCTTTAATTCTGTCTATGATGATACAAAGAACGAGCAACGTGCATTTCAAGCTGCATGGTCTGCTGTAGGTAAACTGGACGTAGAGAAAGGTCTTATGGACAGCCTACGACAAAAAGCCACAGAGTTTAACGAGAAGTATGGCAAGAAGCATGGTCGTGTGACTGCAGCTAAACTTAAGACAGTTTATGATCGTGGTGTTGGTGCATATAAGACCAATCCTACATCAGTACGCCCTAATGTCTCCTCTAAAGAACAGTGGGCACACGCAAGAGTAAATAGTTTCTTACGTATTATGCGTGGTGCTAAGTCTGCCACCCACGATAAAGACCTTCTACCGAAAAAAGATAAGATGTTAAAAGCACAATACGCAAACGATGTATTCACCACAGAGATGGAAGCTCGCAGCCGTTCTATGGATATGGGACTCGGTGGTGCGATCCATGTGCATGAGTACAATGGTCAAGCTGTCTATATGCCAGCTATTAACCACAATGAATACTTGGACTATTATGAAGACCTAGCAGAGCAGAATGAAGAGCTTATGGGGGTAGACTACCCAGAAGGTGAAGAAGGTCACTCAGTGGATCGCTTAGAGGCTCTCAGGGTCATTGTACAAGAGATTATGAAAGAAGAATTTGCCAAGGCTGAGTACCAAGGCGAAAAAGTAACTTTGAACAAGCCTCGTCGCCTGACAGAAGGTAACAAGAAGTTTGAAGTTTTCGTTATGGATGGCGACAAGGTTAAACGAGTTACATTCGGTGATCCTAATATGGAAATTCGTCGTGATGACCCGAAAGCTCGTTCTAATTTCCGTTCCCGCCATTCGTGTGATACTGCAACAGACAAGACCTCTGCTCGTTACTGGTCTTGCCGCATGTGGGAAAGTGATACTACCGTGTCAGAATTAACTAAATCAATAGAGGGGACTATTCTCAAGGCTGATGAAGAACAACGTATGGTTTACGGTTGGGCTTCAGTGGTTACAGAGAAGGGTGAACCTGTAGTAGACCGTCAGGGTGATGTTATTGAGCCAGATACTTTGGTTCGTGCCGTAAACAAGTTTATGGAACATGTACGTGTCGGTAAAGAAATGCACAAAGGGGATCAGATTGGAGCAGTTATTCACTCCATGCCCATCACTAAAGAGATTGGTGAATCCCTTGGCATACAGAGTGACCGTGAAGGCTGGATCGTAGCGTTCAAAGTCTATAACGATGACGTTTGGGCAAAGGTCAAATCTGGTGAACTAGCCGCCTTCAGCATTGGCGGTAAAGCAATAAAGGAAGAGTTTAATGGCTAACCTTTTGAAACAGCTTGAACTGGACGAACTGTCGTTGGTTGATCGTCCTGCCAATGCACAGGCTATGGTTTCCCTGTTCAAGCGTGATAACTCCGAAGAGGAACAAATGACAGATAACGTAGAAAAAATGTCAGACGACCTAAAGGCAAAACTAAAGCCTTACATGGACAAAGGCATGACAGAAGATGAAGCAATGAAAATGTACAACATGGACATGAAGAAGTCCGAAGAAGTTGTAGATGAGCTTGACCTTCTTAAAGCTGAGAACGATGCTCTCAAAATTCACAACGAAGATTTGCGTAAAGCTCTTATCGAAAACGGCTTTGTTATTAAAGCTGATACAATCGAAAAGAAAGTTGAGCCAGAGTACATTGAGTACGAAGGTGAACAAATCAACAAAGCAGACGTACCTGCTGTTATTCTAAAAGCACTAGAAGAAGCAGAGTTTGCTAAAGCTGATGCAGAACTAACAAAACGTGCAACAGAAGCACTACCACACTTTGCAACAGACGTTGCTAAATCTCTTGTCGCAGAGTTTGGTGAAGTAGAATCTATCATGGAGTCTTTGAAAGCTGCAGACGCAACTTTTGCTGAGAACATGGAAGAAGTTGGTAAATCAGATGCGGATGGCGAATTTGCTACTGCCGCTGATAAACTAGACGCACTTGTCAAGTCCTACATGGACGAAAACAACATCAAGAAGAGTGATTACGCTAAAGCATACGCTGCTGTAGCTAAAACCGACGAAGGTAAAACTCTGATTAACAAAAGCTATAAAGGGGAATAATTATGGCTGTAATGACAACCCGTGACACACGGACATTCATTGCTGGCGAAGACCTATCGTCGGCACAATTCAAATTCGTAACATTAGAATCAGACGGTCAAGTCGATTTGGCAGATTCTGCTGGTGAAAACTGCATTGGCGTTCTATTGAACGATCCTGCTGCAGCCGAAGCCGCAACTGTAGCTATCTCTGGTAAAGTAATGGTAACTGCTGGCGGTACAATCGCTGCAGGTGCTGCTGTTGCAACAGATGCATCAGGTGATGCTGTAACTGCTGCTTCTACCAACATTATCATGGGCTATGCTACAGAAGCAGGTGTAGATGGTCAAGTAATCGCAATCGAATTGATCCAAGGCGGTAACGCTGCGGCGTAACCAGCATTAGAAAGGAATTAAACAATGCCATTGCTAACACCAAATTCGGTACATATTGACCAGCCGTTAACTAACTTAACGATTGCTTATGTACAAGACCAAGCTAACTTTATCGCTGATAAGGTTTTCCCAACAGTAGGCGTTCAGAAGCAATCTGACAAATACTACATCTATGACCGTGACAACATGAACCGTTCAGGTGATGTTAAGGCTCTTGCACCACGCACAGAAGTCAACCGCATCGGTATGTCACTATCAAACGCATCTTTCTATGCTGATGTTTATGGACTAGGTATGGACTTCGATCAGCAAACTCTTGCTAACGAAGATGCAGCACTAGACATTCGTGCAGCAGGTGCGCAGACACTGACTAACCGTCTATTGATCCACCGTGAAGAGCAGTTTGCAACAAACTTCTTCGCAGCATCAATCTGGGGTTCAGAGTCAACACCATCAAACTTGTGGTCAGACTACACAAACGGTACGCCAATCGCAGACGTAACAACTGCTCGTCGTACAATGCAACTTAAGTCTGGTGGCTTCAAGCCAAACACAATGGTTGTAGGTAAAGAAGTACGTGACGTACTAATCAACCACCCAGACATCCTTGCACGTTTGAACGGTGGTGCAACTGTAAACAACACTGCGCTTATCACAAACGCTAAGTTGGCTGAAATCTTTGAAGTAGAAAACTTCTACGTCATGGAAGCAGTGAAAAACTCTTCTGCTGAAGGTATTGCTGAAAGCAACGCATTCATCGGTGGTAAACATGCTCTGTTGGTACACTCACCAGCATCAGCAGGTCTTATGACACCAGCAGCAGGTGTAACATTTGCATGGAACAACCTAGACGGTGTAAACAACTTGGGCGTAACTGTTGAGTCATTCTCTGACGATGCACTTAAGCGTCAACAAGTTGCAGAACACATCCAAGTTAAAATGTCCTATGACATGAAAGTCACAGGCGCAGACTTGGGTTACTTCTTTGACACAGTTGTTGCGTAAGATAAAACTTTGGTGGGGGCGTAAGTCCCCATCATCCTCCCCGACAATAGATACTGAGGAAGAAGACGATATGGCCCGAAGACCAATACCCTTTCAGTTTGACCGTCCTGTGTTTGTACGTATTCCCTTTAATGGGCATAAGCGTAACTTCAAAGCTGGTGATGAGTTCAAATGGAAAGAGCTAGGTGTAGACGAAATTCGTGTAGAGATACTCTATAACAAAGGTTGGTTGCACCATAATTCCGAAATGGAAGTTAAAACAAAGGTTGGTGATGGACTAGAAGAGCTTGACGTTGCTGGGCTACACGATGTTGTAGATGCAATTAACGCCAAGGTTAAAGATAAGTCCCAATCACAAGCAGACTTTGATAAGAAAAAATGTAAGAAGTCCAAGATTGCAGATAAGCAACGTGGGCTTATTCGTAGTTGGCGTAGAACATACGGACACTTGGAGAACTAATCATGGCTTGGAGCTACGACGAAACTGATCTAGGGACAACAACGGCTTCTGGTCGTCTAAACTCTGTCCGTCTATTACTTGGCGATACAGACACTAACGATCAACAAGTGCAGAACGAAGAGATTAATTTCGGTCTAGCTCAAACCAATGATAACATTTACTTTGCTGCTGCTTGGTGTGCAAGAACTGTTGCCGCTAAGTATTCACGACAAGTAAACACAAGCCTAGACGGTGCGTTAAGTGCAGACTACACAGACTTAGCCAAACAATATACATCACTAGCTGAAAGCCTAGAGTATCAAGGTAAGAAAGCTGGTGCTGTAGTTGGCGTTAAAGCTGGTGGCATCAGTAAAGCTAGGGTTGATGTTGTACGTGCTAACACAGACCGTATTGTTCCATCATTCCGTCGAGATCGTTTCCGCAATCCACCTAATTATAGCGGTGAAGACTACGGCTCAGATTACGATTAAGGAGAGTTTCGATGGCTGCTTTCAGAGCATATGATCTCCTTAAGTTAGTTCAGGATCATGGTGAAGAACTGACACTACGAAAGACGACTACTTCAGGTACGTATGATCCTGCTACAGGTTCAGTTTCAGGCGGTGCTACTACAGATTACACTTTCGATGGTTATTTCTTCAATTTTTCCACTGGACTACCCATTGGTGATGAAGTCAGACGAGGTTCTCGTCGTTGTGTCGTACCTGCACTAGGACTTGCAGTAGAACCTGACGATGAAGACCAAATCTTAGGCCAAGGTGACACTGTTAGTATTGTAAGAGTAAATACAATATTCTCTGCAGGTGTTAAGATTTGTTACATCTGTGAGGTTGTAGAATAATGTCTGTACAAGCTACCTTCGATAGACTTAAAGGTCGCCTGAATGATATGGCTGAAGAGCAGATCGAAAATAGGCTTGAGGATATAGCTGATTATGCCACTCGTATATCTCCTGTAGATACTGGTGCATATGTTACTTCATTCTCTATCAAACGTGCAGGTCAGGGTGGTGGTCGTTCTCGTACTTCTAAAAACAAGCCTAGAAATCAAAACCCTGAACAGAAGAGACAAGAGGCTTACGGTCAACTATTAGGTGACATACAAGCACTAAATGTTTCAGATATGCTAGAGCAAGGTAACGTGAAAATTACTTTGAGAAACCGTTCACCACATGCAAGAGATGTAGAAGATGGTGCTAACTGGCGTTCTAGTGGTTATCATGTATTCGCAAGAGTTAGGAATAAATTTGGATGAGCATTTATAACAACATACGTGCTGCTCTAGAGAGCCACCTTGCTAATACAGCAGACCTACCCGATATTGCCTATGAGAATGTTTCTTTTGAACCGACAACAGGAACTAGCTTTCTCAGGGTAGCCTTTGTGCCTGTGTCACGAAGACCTTCTGTACGAGGCTTAAATCCACAGCAAAGGTATGATGGTGTATTTCGTGTATTCTGTTATACACCAGAGGGCAATGGCCCAGCCGCTGCTGATGACATAGCTAACAAGGTAATGGATGCCTTTGATGCTACAACAGACATTTCTTTTACACCAGCAGGTGAAGATGAAATAATTGTTTCTGTAGACTATGCAGAAAGAGACAGTGGGTTTGTAGATAGCCCTTGGTATTATGCAACAGTGAATATCGGTTGGTATATCTACGCTCAATAAAAGGAATTGCTTATGTATACAGCAAAACAGAACTTTGCCTGTCAAGGTAAATCATATAAAGAAGGGGATAAAATCCCTGCTAAAATTGCCAAAGGGCTACCTGAACATTTGGTTGAAGCTCCCAAGGCGAAAACAACAATCACACAAGATACTCTTGAAGGAGATAACTAATGGCATTTGCACAAGGTAGCCGTTCTAGTCTGTCGTATATTGCAGAGACTAGCTTTGGTACAACACCAGCATCCCCAACATTCGCTTACCTACCATTCAATACACACTCTATTGATCTGACTAAAGATCGTGTTGAAGGTAACGAAATTCAATCAGACCGTATGACACGAGTTGATCGTCACGGTAACAAGCAAGCAGGTGGTTCTATTGAAACCGACCTTCGTAAAGCTGACTTTGACGAACTATTTGAGAGTGCATTCTTTAGCACATTCTCAACAGACGTTTTGAAAGTTGGTACTACACCTAAATACTTCACAATGGAAGACGAAGCAGCAGACATTTCACAGTATCGTTTGTTTACTGGTATGGCTGTTTCTAACATGTCTGTTTCTATCGCACCTAACCAGATGGTTACAGGTAGCTTCGACATGGTTGGTAAAACTATGACACAATCAGGTTCAACTGGTTCTACAGGTGGTACACCAACAGCAGCCTCTACGAACCAACCTTTTGATAGCTATTCAGGTACTATCTCTGATGGTGGTTCTGCTATTTCCATCGTGACATCTATCGACTTTTCTTTGGCTAACTCACTAGCACCTACATTCGTTGTTGGTTCAGATGCTGCTCAGTCACTAGAATATGGTCGTGCTGTTGTTGAAGGTACAATGACTGTCTACTATGAAGACGAAACATTGATCAACAAATTCTTGAACGAGACTGAAAGCTCAATCGAAGTTTCTGTGGATGATCCTACAGCTGCTAACAGCTACACATTCTTGTTCCCACGAGTTAAGTACAATGGTGCTTCTGTTCCAGTACAGAACCCACAGTCTCGCTTGATTACAATGCCTTTCGTTGCTCTATACGATGCGACAGAAGATACAAACATCAAACTGACACGTACATCATAATCCCTAGCTAGGGTTGGGGGAGTGTCGGTGTCGGGTCTGATGCTCCCCCTTTAATAAATCAGCCCGACTAACCCGAAATCATCAAATAAAGGAGAACCCGATATGGACTTGATGAACATTGGTACTACCAAAGAAACCACAGATGTAACACTGTATAACCCAGTAAACTCTGAAATCCTAACAAACGAAGATGGATCAGAAATGAGTGTTACAGTACATGGCCCATACTCAAAGAAATATAAAACTATTTCTCATGCACAACAGAACCGTCGATTGATGAAAGCCCAGCGCACAGGTGGTAAGCTAAACCTTACTGCTGAAGAGATTGAGGCATCAGCATTAGACCTTCTTGTTAAGTGTGTTGAGTCTTGGAATATCACCCTTGGTGGTGAACAGCCTGATTGCACAGAAGCTAAAGTACGTGAAGTATTTGATACACTACCTTGGGTACGTGAACAAGTAGACGCTGCTTTAGGTGATGCACAGGCTTTTTTGGACAAGTAAGGGCAGAACTAGAGGAGTTCGCAGAACATTCCTTTAGGATGGGTCGGAAGGTTAAAGGTAAATCAACCGAAGCTGACCACCTAGCCCAAGTAGCAAAACAATTAGGGAAGAGTTTAGACGAGGTAGAACAGTTTAACTCTGATGCTCTCTTCCCTGATATTGCTGCTCATATCTGGTCGTCATTCTTACAACTACATGAAGGTAGGACGTATGGAATGTCAGGGCCAAATCCTATATCCTACGACATAATTAAGGCTTGGTGTGACCTTACAAGTATCACACTTACACCGTGGGAAATAGAAACTATAAAGTCCCTTGATAACTTGTGGATCAAAACTATAGGCGAAGAGAATGGCTGACGACTTACAGGTACATATTAATGTTCAGAGTAATGCTGATGAGGCAACTCGTGGGCTTGATAAGCTAGGCTCTTCTGTAGCTAAAAATCTAAAAGTTGCAGAAAGATTAGAAAAACAGTATAAAACCCTCGCTACTGCTTTCAATAAAGGTAAGATAACTGCACAAGTTTATGCAGCAGAAGTTACCAAAGTAGAAAACGCCATAAACAGGTTAAATGCAAGTAATAATTCTGCAACTAAAACCACTAACAAGTTAGCCGCTGCCCAAATGGCTGCAACAAAGCAGTCTAACCGTATGGGTGTAGTTACTCAACAAGCTGGTTATCAGGTATCTGACTTTATTGTTCAGGTTCAGTCTGGGACTAACGTCTTTGTCGCATTTGGTCAACAGGCTTCTCAGCTTGTTGGTGTGTTACCTTTGGTAGCTGATAAAATAGGTATGACAGCTAGAGCAGCTATTGCCTTGTCTGCCAGTCTTGGTATTATTATTCCTTTGATCACTTTATTTGGTGCTTCTTGGTTAAGATCAAGGGAAGCTGCAGAAGATGCTGGAGATAAACTAAGAACAACAGAGGATATACTTAAAGACTTAAAATCTTCTATCTCAGATGCTGATAAAGAATTAAGACTCTTACACTCTACTTTTACAGATATAACGCAGCTTGAAGTTGTGGATCAAATGGAAAAGCTAGAGCAGCAAATAGAGTTCATCAAGAATGATGGTGCAGAAGCTGTTAGGGAATATGTAGAAGCTCTTGGTGGTTCTGAGGCGATGCTAAAAAACGCCGAAGCATCCGTTGCTGCCCTAGCTGCAGCTAAACAAGAGCAGATTGATACACTGCAAGCAAACTTAGATACCTTAGTCGCAAAACAAAACTTACTAGATATAGAAGAAAGTTATGCCGAACTTCTAGGTGAAATTCTTGACATAGAAGAAGCTACAGAACAGAAAAACAGTGATGTAATCTCCTTACTAAGGGAACGTGAAGCACTAGCTAATGCCTATCTATCAGGTGGTGATGAGGCCGTAAAAAATGAGGAACGGCTTAGAGAAGTTATGGCTCTTGTCACAGAATTACAAAGTGACAAGTATGATTTTACAGAAGATCAGATTCAAGCTATTTTACGTCAAGTTAAAGCTACACAAGATTTAGAGGATAGTGTCGAGGACGCTAAAGAAGAAACAAAAGCTCTAGAAGAAGCTGCAAAAGAGGCCGCAAAAGCCTTTGAGAAGATGTCAGGTTTTTCTGAGGGTCTTGATGAAAAAATTGCAGTTGCCGCTGCTGAACTTGAAGCCCTTGGTTCTGGTGGTAGTACTTCTATTGCAAAGACTGTCGCTCAATTAAACTATCAAGCTGATGCTTTGTACGAAACCAAAAAGGCTACAGGAGAGCTTACACAAGCTGATAGAGACCTTTATGTTGAGACTAAAGCTCAAATAGCTGCATATAATGCTGCACTGGTTTTGATTGAGGACAAAGAAGCTGCAATAAAAGCAGAAGAAAAAGCAACAAGAGAGGCAGCCAAGGCTTATAAGCTGCAACTACAAGAGGCAGAAAAGCTCCGTAAAGAGTTAGAAGGGCCAATGGTCACTGCTATTGGTACTGTATCAGATGCCTTTGGTGACTTTATAGCTCGTGGTCTAACCGACTTCAAAGGTTTCGTTAAGCAAATCCTTGCTTCTTTCCAGAACATGATTGCACAGATGATTGCTATGGCAGTCAGAAACAGAATTATGTTGTCGCTTGGTATAGGTGGTGTAACCCCTGCAGCCGCTGCAGCAGGTCAAGTTGCTGGTTTAGGTAGTGCAAGTACTATGTTAGGTAGTATAGGTACTGGTACTGGGTTTGCTGGCATTGCTGGCGGCACTGGTTTTCTAGGTGGTGCAGCTAATACTCTCTCTGGCTTGGCTGGTGGTGGTGCTGGATTCTTTAATGTCGCAGGTAATGCTGCATTGGCTGGTGGTGGTGCTATGGCTACTATTGGTGCTGCTCTTCCCATTGTTGGTTTAGGTTTAGCTCTCTTCAGTTTGTTTAAGAAGAAACCAGCTATTTCCCCTGAGAATATGGCTAAAGTCAACCAAGCCCTTAAGATGACAGGTCAGGAGCTTGATGGTACTGGTCGTGAAGCACAAAAGGCTGCTGCTGCATTAGGTGAAGTAGCTGGTGGTTTTGATAAGCTAACGAAAAAAGCTCAGGCATTCTACGAGGGCTTCTACACTGAAGGTGAACGTAGAACTATTGCGATTAACGAAGCTACTCAAGCTCTGAACAAAACCTTTGCTGAACTAGAGATGGCTGTACCTAAGACACACTCAGAGTTCCGTCAGCTTGTAGAAGCACAAGACTTGATGACTGAAGAGGGTCGTGAGACTTATAACGCATTGTTAGACATCTCTGGTGCTTTTGTTACTCTTAATGGTACAATGCAACAGGCAGCAGAACGTGCAGGTGCTTTAAGAAGAGAAGAACTAGCACTAGAAGAAGCAAGAGCAGTGAAAGCTGGAGAAAAGATTACAGAACAGTATGTTGCAAAGGAAATTATTAACCAACAGATTGAAGCTCTTGGCACTACCGCTGAACTTAATGAGTATCTAATTACAGAGCTTGATCGTGTACTATCAATTAAAGATGTTCCTGCTTCTGTACGTACACAGTATCTAGAGAAAGCTAAAGAGCAACTTGATGGTTTCATAGAAGACACTACCTATGTTCAGAACATACAAAGGGAGTTCTATGAGGGCATTAAAGTTCCTGTTGATCAAATGAAGTCAATGCTAAAAGATATTGGTGGAACTAGGGCTGATCTATCTGCATTTGAGAGATTTGGTGAACTTGGTGTTGGTGGACGACTCTCAGCAGAGTTCATGGAGAAGTTCGGTAAATATGGTATGTACAAAGTTCTACCGTACACTACACAAATTGAACTGTTTATCAAAGAAATATCTCAAGTAATTGGTAAGGTGACAGAGGCAGTAAGAACAATTAATTTTAGGGGAGACTTAGGTGTCCTTAACAAAAAGATAGAGGTTTCTGCGGATCGTGTTTCTGTTGGGTATGCTGCACTTGCGTCTGGCTATCGTAAGATTGTTGAAGCTGTCGATAAAGTAGAAAGTTACTATGAAAGAGACTTCGCAAATCTTCGTACTGAGTATACTGGTGCTGCTGGTCTAGAGTCCTCTACAGCAGTTAAGTCTATTACAGACAGAATTAGTGGCATCCTTGATTTACCAAAAAGGTTGGTAGGGGTCATAGAAAATTCTATGCGTACCCTTGGTCGGCAAGCTGATAAACTTGACAATGCATTTAGTAAGGTTCAGCGAGAGTATTTTGAGGTTAAGCACTCAGGTCTGCAAGTTTCTGAAGGTCTCCAAAAATCCTATCGTGAGATGCTTTCAGAAAGAGAAGCTGCTGGGAGAGCTGCTGACGAAGCTCAAAAACGTGTCAAACAACTTACCCTGTTCATCAGAACTGTCGAAGGTGCAGTACAAGGGTTTAAGGATTCAGTTGAGAGAGTTGTTACATCCCCTATCGAAGATGCTCTGGCGGTCTTTTTACCAACTGAGTTAGACAGCTTAGCTCAAGATGTAAGAACACAGATTAAAGAAATTCTTGGCTCTATGGGTGAAGGTACTCTTGATACTTTTGAGACAGGATTAGTTACTCTATCAGACCTTCTAGCCAGCAACACGATTACAGTTGACCAGTTCAACAATAGCTTTAAGTTAATGCAAGATGTGTTTGAGGGTAATGTCTCACTTACTGAGCAGTATACAACAAAGCAACAATCTGTAGTAGAGAAGTTGTCTTCTGCATACGATGACTTCACAAGCAAGCTACAGAATTTACTTGGTGTTGTTCGGGGTGGGATAGAATCACTGATTGGTCAAGCAACTGATGTAAATGCAGTCGCAAATCGTCGTGGTTCTTTAGCATACTTGAGAGCTGTTGCAAGCACTGGTCAGGTTGATGCCTCACGATTGGAGAGTGCTGTAGGTGTTGTAACAAGCGGAGACATTTCTGGTTTTGGTACACGCCAAGAGTTCTTACGTTATGTGGCAGACACTACATCATTGCTGCGTACTGTAGAAGGTACTCTAAGTGGTCAACTAGATACACTAGAGATGCAACAAGTTAAAGCTATCTTGAACATTCAGGATACTAACGAGACTGCTGCTACATCACTACAGAGCATTCAGGCATTGCTTGCTGAGTTCTTAGGTGTTGGAGGTCGTATTCCTACTTTTGCTACTGGTGGGTATCACTCAGGCGGTCTACGGATCGTTGGAGAAAGAGGGCCAGAGCTTGAAGCTACAGGGCCATCCAGAATTATACCAGCAGGTCAATTTTCTATGGGTGGGGATGCTGAACTTCGTCGTGAGGTTGCAGAATTACGTGTTGATCTTAAGGCTGCACTTGTTCAGATCGCTAAGAACACTCGTAAATCTTCTGACACACTCAACAAGTTTGATTATCAAGGTCTACCAAATAGCAGAGGTTACTAAGAATGAAGATTATTCAACCTGTCACAGTTACTGATTCAGTTCTTAGTTCCTCTAACGTAGCTGAAAATGACTTTGCTGAGTGGGCTTCTGGTACAACTTATGCTGATGGTGATAAAGTTATCGTGTTGTCTACTCACAGGATTTATGAAAGTCTTGTGGGTAGCAACGTAGGTAATGACCCAACAACAGATGATGGCACTAATTGGTTAGATATTGGTGCTACTAATCGCTGGAGAGCCTTTGACAATACTATCACAGATCAAGTTACTAACACGACAAGCATCACTTATGAGTTTGATCCACAGTCTCTGACTAACTCTATAGCATTCTTTAACTTAGTAGCAACAGATATTGATGTTACAGTAACTGACCCTACTGATGGTGTCGTTTATGATGTGAATGTATCTCTTGTTGACAATGGTGCTGTAGAGGATTGGTGGGGGTATTTCTTTGAACCTATCATCCGTAAAACTGAAATAATTTTATTTGACTTACCAAATTATATCAGTGCAACTGTAGATGTAAGCATTAACACTGGTACTGGTGATGATGCTAAAGTTGGTCAAATTGTCTTTGGCGCACAGAAAACTCTTGGTCTAACGACCTATGGTACTACAGTCGGTATTCAAGACTATAGTACAAAAGATACCGATGCCTTCGGTAATGTTATAATCACAGAAAGACGTTTTGCTCAGACTGTTGATTATGACGTTAAATTGGCAACCTCAACTGTACGTGATGTACAGAAAACCCTAGCTAACTACCGTGCCACACCCCTAGTGTATTCTGGTACGGATGATGGAACTTACGGAGACTTGGTATACGGTTATTATCGTAGTTTCGGTATTAATATATCAACACCAAGTTACTCAGACGCAACAATAGAAGTTGAAGGACTCGTATAGATGACATTCCCTACAATTACGGACTTACCCTCCGCACCGCAAAGGACACAGACACCCGATGCCTTTGCAACAACAGCAGACACTTTTGTCGCTGCTCTACCTGATCTAGTAACTGAAGTTAATACTGCAGGTGCTTATATCGACACTAAGACTATTTCTGTCGGTAACGCCTTTCAAGGCACTTATTCCGCTGGTACTACTTATACTACAGGACAAAGTGTTCTTTATAGCACTAAGTTTTACCTATCTCTTGTAGATAGTAATACAGGCAATACCCCTGACTCAAGTCCCTCTCAGTGGGTAGAGATCGTGGGTGCTGTAACTGAAGCAGCAGGTGGAACAAACACCTTTACCTCTTCTGGAGCTATAACTGCTGGTGATC